TTACAACAACTATGGGGAAGCCGGGATCGACTTGCAGCGGTGTCTCATCACCTCATGGACCGAGACCGATCTAACGTACAACAACGCGCCAACGGATGATCTTGTTGGGCCGCTCTACTCCTTTACGTCTTTTGATAATTCTGCGGTGATATTTTCTGGCAAAAAACTTAATTTACTAAAGTCTTCTCCAGAAAAAATACTAAATGTGTACTTTTTGCCATTTTCTAATACGCTCTCGGGTATGACTACTTGTCGACCTGCTGTCTTAAATTCTAGACTTGGGTATTTTGCCAAGCTGTTTGGTATGGCTAATTGTTGTTGGCTTTCGTTTAAAAAATAATATAGATGTAAACCTTTATTAGCAGTTTCAATTTTTACAGTTGCTTGCGAAAAAAAGTTAAAATTAAGATCTTCGCTAATTTTTTTTAGCGATGCGGTTCCGTTTTGATTTTCGTGATTATCCACATCTATAACCAAAATGTTTTTTGGTATGACGAACCCAGCCGAAACGACACCTTTGAAAGCATTGATTGGCAATTGTTTTTGCGATTGCCAGTTTTTTTCCGTCGGTATTTTGCCCCGTAGCGGAGTGATGACTAAACCGTATCTGTGGTACAGCTTAATAGTTTCTAATAATGACATACTTATCTTATTTGTTGATTAAAAGCTCGTTCAGTCGCTTTCGAAGCATTTGTTTGCAATGCTTTTAGTACCTGATCATAATTAAATAACCAAGTATTTCCGATTTTGTGGCTCGGTATTAAACCAAGTCTTGCTTGATCTCGAATATACTGCGGGTGCATATTTAGCAAATTAGCTAATTCTCTAGTTTTTATTAATTTTTTAAATTCTGACATTTTTATAAATCGATTTTAGTTGATTCAATGATAGCTTTTATATCTTCGCAGTTGAATTTAGCTTCGTCGTCGTCGTCGCTATCTAAGCAATATTTACGATAAAGATACATATTTTCTAAAGTATTTTGGTGTCTCCTATGCTTTGCATAATTTTCCCAAAGCTCAAATGTGCTTTTATACATAAAAAATATATTTGTTATAACAAGTATAATTACTAATAATATTTTTAATTTTAACATAATTTTATGATTGATTTTTAAAGTTATCGCCCGTCTTTCCGAGCTGTCAAAATTAACTTGTTTGTTTTATCCGTCTCCGCTTCCGTCTCCGTCTCCGTCTCCGTATCCGTCTCCGAATCCGCTTCCGTTTCCGTGTCCGCTTCCGTCTCCGTATCCGTATCCGTTTCCGTATCCGTATCCGTTTCCGTCTCCGTTTCCGCTTCCGCTTCCGTTTCCGTATCCGTTTCCGTTTCCGCTTCCGTCTCCGTATCCGAACCCGTTTCCGAATCCGTCTCCTCTTCCGTTTCCGTATCCGTTTCCGTATCCGTATCCGTTTCCGTCTCCGTCTCTGTATCCGTCTCCGTATCCGTCTCCGAATACATTTTCTGATAACATTTTATTAAGATGAGACATAAGTTTTTATTTATAAATTGGTTGCTTAATGATTAATGATTTAGCCTTTTCTGAGCAAGGAATAATTTCTATAGCTTCTAGCCAAACAATGGGCACTGGTGCACAAATATTTGACTCATTTTTTTTTAAGCCATTAAGAGCAATACCAGAAAGTGAAATGCCTTCTACGTTAACCCACTTATACATTCTGCGAGCTTCCGTCAAATAAACTTCGTTTTTTACTTTTTCTTTTAAATATCCGGCCCACACCCCTGCGGAGTAAGTCCTGATTATTACATATTGACCAATCAATGAAGTTGCTCCTTCTTGAGTTTGCACTTTATTTTCTTGGTTGTTATTACTTAAAACTAGTTTAAGTAATTCTGAAATTAATTTTTCGTCCATATATTTTGTAAATTAAGTTAATAAAATGGGTTTTTTTGTGATGTATGCAAAATACTTTACATATAGAATATTTTAAACTATTTTAACTGTCAAGTACTATTTTGTTTTGTTTTAAAATTTTTTGTTCCGTTTGATATTCTATAGTTAGCATTTTAATTGCTGATACATCACCAGCTTTGGCTTCACCAACAATTTCTTGAATGAAATTTTCTTTAGATCTTTCAAAATGTTTTATTATTTTTTGTGTTTTAATCATTTTTGCCCCCTATTTTTGTTATTATATTTTCGATTAGTTTTTTTGTTTGTTTTTTTTGTTCTTTCACTGTGTCTTTTTGCAAGTCCCAGTAAATGTTTGTGTCTTTAAAACTAAAAAGAATATACCATTTATTATTCTTTTTTATCAGTTGCCCGTTTGTCTTTAAAATAAGAATAAGTTTGTTTAAAGTCATTGGCTTACCAATGATTTTAATTATTTCTGACGGCTTCCTGCATCCGTTAGTAAAAATAAATGCCCCCGTTAAATCGCAAACCTTATGACTTTTGTCAAGCGTTATGATTTCAGTTTTGTCTTTAAAATTACCAACATAATGTTGGACTAAAACTTCACAACCTAAACCTAATTCTTTTAATTTTTCCATTTTTGCCCCCTTTAGATTTTAAATGAATATACTTTTGTGCTTATTAGTTCTGGGCTATTAGCATAAAAAACAAAATCAATATCTTTACCAAGTACTGGGAACCCTTGGCATTTTTTGATTTTTATTTTATGCTTTTCTACGAGCTTACGAACTGCCAGTTGGTGGTTTTTTATCTCGGGCAATTTGTCGTTATACTCGATAGTTATTTTTTGATTGTGATTTACACAAACCGCTTCGATCCAACTTGTATTATCTTTTTTGTTAAAATTAAAAGTCGTAAAGAAAGTTTTGACTCCAAAGTCGCCCCGTCTTGTTTTTGAGTCAGCTTTTGGTTCGAAAAAATAGTTTGATCGTTGTGTTGAGTTTTCCATAAAATTTTAAATTAAAGTTGTTATAAAAAGCCCCGATTAAAATTAATCGGTGGCTTTACTTATCACTAGTAAGCAATAAGCCAAGCCCGTTGGTGGTGGCTACAGGCTATGGTTTATTGCTTAAATAAGTTGGCTTTTAAGTTCGTCGTCAATTCTTATCAAATGACAACCGATTCGTATTAAAAAATTGTCTTTAATATTGATGATTTTAGCCACTTTATATTCGCCGATGTAGTCGCCCACTATGTCGATACCTTCCATAAATTTTAATAAGGCTCTGCGGGCATCTTTTAGCGGTACTTTAGCCTGTCTGTCAGTTATTAAATTGCCGTTTTCAATTTTAACAATCTTTTGAAACTTAATTTTGTTTATGTCGTCGGATATTATTAAGTTATTTGATTCTATTAGATAATCAATATCATCTCTTAATAAATCCATAGCTAATTCTTGCGATCTTGTTTCAAAATCTTGAACCGCTAACTTTATAGTTTTAAAAGCTGGTAATGCTACTTCTCTAAATCTTTTGATGTTAAATATCACATTATTTAAAACTTCAAAACTAAATTTAACTGCCCCGTCAAGAGTTCCATCAATTGTAAATTGAAAATTTCTAAAATATTCACCACTAAATAATGCTTTAATACCAAACTCATTAATAGTTTGGAGTTCAATTATTAGATCCGAATCAATATGCTTGCTCGGGGCTAATTCCGAATATGCCCAATTGTCCCACACATTGATATTATAAAGTGGTTTATCGTATGAAATAACCTCTTCTACTTTGCCCGTTTCCCAGTTTGTTTTGGAAGAGATAAAATAATTATATTTGTCAAAATCATCTACATATTTACCGAAACAATCTTCTAACATACCAAGTGTGTGATTGTTAGTTGTCTGTCCGTGCTCTAAATTGTCAATGATTTGATCAATTATGTTTTGATCATAAATGCCCCGCTCGTTGCATATGTTTGTAATATCTCCTACACCTACAAGATCCGGCTCTTTTAAATCAAAATTTAAGCAGTATTGATTCCCTTCTACTTGCTTAATGCTATCGCCATAACCTCGCTTTAAAAATATGTCCAAAACCAATTTGTCGATGCCCCCTTCAAGTTCTACATCGTGTAAATTGCGAGCAATTTCACAAATTTTTTTATAGTTTTTTTTGAGTAATTTTTTTTGATTTTGTCTCGTTTTGTTCATATATTTATAAATTTAATTGTTAATAAAAAGTCTCGCTTAAAACCAGCAAGTGAAAGCCCTTACCCGCCCCGCTTGGTTTTAGAGCGGTAAGGCTTTTATTTATTGGTTTATATTTTTGTTTCAATTTCTAAAAAAATGTTGTGCCCGTCGGCCAAAGTTGTCGCATAAACTAACCGCCAGCCGTTGCGATCAAGTATCGATTGCAATTTGATAAAATCGCCCCCGTTCAAGTAATCATCAAATTTAATTTTTAATTTATCTTTTAAAAATGTTTCTAAACAAGCCCCTAATTTATCGTGGCCCAGCCCGTTAGATTTTGCCAATAATCGCCCCGTCCTTACATTAATTAATTTTACCGTTAAATTTGATTTTGATTTTTTTGATTGAAGTTTATAATTTTTCATAAATTTTAAAATTAAGTATTAAAAAAGCCCCGCATTGATCTAATTTATTAAAAAAGCCCCGCATTGATCTAATTTATTAAAAAAGACTTTTGACAGCCTGCTTTTTTTGAAAATTTGTTATAAATTTTTGAATTGCTAAGCTAAAAGTTAAGTTGTTTTTTTGTGAATACTCTTTTAAAAAATTATGATGTTGAATTGGCAGGCTAATAGTAGTTTTTACCATTATTTGACCGCCTTTTTTTGTATAAAAATTTGTATTTTTTGACATATATTTTTAATTTAAGTTAATAAAAATTTCTTGCTAAAATCAGCAAGTAAAAACCCAACACCACCACCACCAAAAAAAAATGGTGGTGGCGGGGCTTTTATTTATTGATTTTAAAAAAATTTATTTCTCATTTCTTCGATTTCTTGATCGCTAAATAAATAAGTTACTTTTTTAAATTCTTCTACAACATCATTATAAATTTTTAATGCTTTTATGCTGTCATTATCAAAACCGAATTGATCGCAAAAATCTTGAAAATTTTCAAACTCATATTTTTGTAAACTAGTTAAAATATCGTAAGCGGTTGGCGGTGTTGGTAATTCGATTTTTTCAATTTGTGTGTTATACCCAAAATAATCTCTTTTTTCATTAAATAACTTGCTAATATCTTTTTTAATATCTTTTGAAGTGTATAAATGCTCTTCAGTAAAAGTGTACATAAATTTTTTTTCATTATCCAAAAATTTATAAACTATTTTAAAACCGCTATCAATAATCGATTGACCAAAATTAAAAGATATGTTTCTTTTACCTCTTTTTAGTGAAATTTTATAAATGTCTCTTTTATCTTCATCATCTATAAAATATTTATCATTTTTTATAAATTCAATTTTTAACTCTATTTTTTTAGATTTTAAAAATTTATGTGTATTTATTTTTTCTAAATTGTTCATATATTTATAAATTAATTGTTAATAAAATTTCTCGCTTAAAACCAGCAAGTAAAAGCCCGACACCACCAAAAAAAAGGTGGCGGGGCTTTTATTTATTGATTTTGAAGCAATTCAAAAATTGTTTTTAAATCTTCATTGCCATCATTTATTGCATTTTTAAAAATATCTTCATTTAATAAACTTGCTAAAATTTCAACATCTAAATTTTTTAGCTCTAATCCTAAATCACTCGCTAAATTTAAAGACTTTTTTAAACTTGTATCATTATTTTTTAAATATTCCAATGCTGTGTGATAATAGATAATCTCACTGTCATAAACTTCAATTAAATATTGTTTAAACTCATCAAAATTACAAAAATTTTGCTCTTTAATATTTTCAAAATTATCTAAAATAGTGTTTAAAATTTCATCATCTAAATTTAAATTGTCATCAATAAATTTTTTTAGATTTTCACTATCGATTTTAAAAAAAGCAATTTCAAATTCTAGATCTGCATAATTTTCAATATTTTTTAAAAATGTTGCTATTTTGTTTATTGTTTCATTATCTTTAAATTTAAAATTTTGAAAATCTAAAATAATTTGATCAGTTAAAAAATTATATTCGTTTGGACTCCAAATTTGTTTAAAACACTCTAAAAAATTAGTATTAAAATTATTATCAATTAATTTTAATAATGCTTTAGTATAATTAATTTTAGTATTTTCAAAATCAAATAAATCATTTTTTTTAAATTCTTTTATTTTTTCATTATCAATATTATCAATTGTTGAGTCTAGATTGCTTTCAATTAATGTTAGATGATTTGAATCATAAAAACCGCCAAAGTTGAAAATTATTTCTTGTTGATTGGTGTTTATTTCTAATAAATTATTATTCATATATTTTAAAATTTAATTGTTAATAAAATTCTTGCTAAAATCAGCAAGTAAAAGCCCTTACCGCCTTTTTTTTTGGCGGTGGGGCTTTTATTTATTGATTTTAGAAATTTAAGCAATCTTTTATTTGATCATTATAATCAATAGTTGATTGATTTATTTTTAAATTATGTTCACATTTTGTAATTGCTCTATCAATTGCTTTTATTATTAAAATATTTATTGAAATTATTGATAAAAATAAAAGTAAATATTTTATAAAATTTTTTAAAAGTTTTTTCATATTTTTTAAGTTTAAGTTATTATTAAATTTTTGTTTTGAGTAAATCAAAATCATTTTCGCAATTAAATTTTTTTGCAACCGCTTTTACATATTTTAAAGACCTTCCAGCCTGCATTTGTGAATATGGCCAGCTCCGCGAAGGCTCCCTTACGTTGATTAAATCGCCGTTTTGAAGCCAAAAGCGGCCAGCTTTATCAAAAGTCCCGGTTGGATTTATTACCCTATTTTTTAAAAGTTCATAAATTTGATTTATTGGATTGTTTGTTATATTTTTTTTCATATATTTTAAATTTTAAGTTAATATTATTATTTGTTTTTTTTAAAAGTTGAAAAAAAACTAAAAATTGAAAGTATAGTTAAAATAAAAATGAGAAAAATTGGAGTTGTGCAAAAAACAATAGTATTAATTATGACAAAGCCGAAAATTGCTAATCTTAATATATAAAGATCTTTCATAAATTTTTAAATTAAATTGTTAATAATATAATAATTTAATAACTAAATATAATTTAGTCAATAAATTAATAAATATAAATATATTATGTAAAAAAAATATGTCAATAGTTTTTTAAAAATTTTTTTTTAACTGTCTTTTTTTGATACCAATTTGACATTTTTTAGCTGTTTTTACAGTTGCGAGCCCTTGATCTAATAGACTTTAATAGCTTTCTAATAGGTTTAAAAGTGGCTTGCAATCAATAAAATCAAGGGCTTAATAGGTATAATATATTATATAATATAATAATAATAATAATAATAATATATAATATATGTAATTATGCAATATAAAATTATTACTATGAATTATTATAAAATAGCGAATAAAAAAAAATATATTATAAAATAAACCTATTAGACCTGTTAGGTCTATTAAACCCTTGATTTTATTGGCTTGGCAACCTATTATAAACCTATTATATACCTGTTAAAACCTATTAGGTCGCGGGTCGGACTAATTAGGGCATCAAGTCAAGGCTTGGTTTTGCTGGTTTGGTTAAGGTTTTGATTGTGCTGGTTGTACTAAATTATTAATTGCATTAATGTTTATAGTGTGTCAAGTTGCTGATTTTGTTGGTTTAGTGTCAATTACTTCAATTATTTTAATGCTAAAATTATGATCTTGAATATCATTAAAATATTTTTCAACAAATTTTTTAAATGCTAAGCGATTTGATCTAGCTTTGATTTTATAAACTCTTAAGTTTGTTTTATCAATTAACTTAATGAAATAAATTTTTGTTTTAATAGTCTTTTTTTGATTTGTGAACATTATTCAAAGTGAAAATTGGAATTTTAATAAAAGTCTTTATTTTTTGATTTTGATAATCATTATTTAGCAGTATCAACCAACACTTATTATAATAATGATTATCAAAATCAATTAAATATATTATAAAAGTATTTTAAAAAACAAGTATAATAATAATTATCAAAATCATAAAACAAAACGGGCATTAATTGCCTTTAAATATAAATAATAATGATTATCAAAATCAAATTGAAATTGAGGGGGCGGGGGTGCTTGATAATGATTATCAAAATCAGGAGGGCGGATACCCCCAAAAACAGCCCCGCCCACCCTTCATCACCTATTTTGCATCTACATTTTTTGGCTATTATTCGCCCACCCCCACAGAATTAAAACAACCCACAACAACCTATAACAGCCCCTAGCATTAAAACAGCTTACAATTTAAAAAATTGACAACGTGAGGCGGAAAACCATTGACATTAGAGTTTGGTAAATGTAAATTATTTTATATGAAAATGAAAACACCTTGGTCTGATACCCCAGAAAAAAAGAAAAGGTATACAGATTTTGATTTAAGAATAAAAACGGAGTTAAAAAAATTGCCAAACGATTTAACCGATATACCACAAACCGTCGAAGTGTTTACATCGAACCAAATATTGTTTTTGGAAGAGTATAAAAAGAATGGTTTGAATGTTGACCAAGCATTAGCTATATCGGATGTGGCTAAAACCACTTATTATAGTTGGTTAAGAAGACCGGGTTTTGTGGAAGTATTGCAAAAAATTCAAGATTGTTATGTGCAGGCGGTATTGGCGGACGGAAAAACCGTAGCAGGCTGGGGCATAGAGATTTTAAAAGATTTACACACCAACTATAAGAATGGTGATAGTAAGAGTGCAAACGCTTTGGCTCAAATGGCTGGTCATATGTTGAAAGCAACTGGTAATTTTGATTCAACCGATGGTGTTAAGACGCCACAAGTATTGATTCAAATTAATACTGGCGGTAAAAAACAAGAAACAAAAGAAAAAACCGTAGAACCTTCGCCGTCTGGCGAGGGTAATATTCAACTTAATTTTAATGCAAATGGAAAAAGAAGTGCATTTGATATGTCAGAATTGTTCTGAACATAATGGCGCCGAGTGGCGTAATAATTCCGCTACAGCGGATGTGTTGCTTGGTAAATGCCACGTATGTGGTGAAATAAAAGCTATAACACATATTCATTATTGGAAAAATGTAAACAGTAAGTTTAAGTTTGAAGTGCCACCAAAACAGGAACCGCAAGAAGTGGAGCGTACCCAAAAACCATCAAAGCCAGCAGCAAAAGGTAAAGCAAGTCAACCTGATTTGTTTTCGTAATGACTGAGACAGTACCGCCAACATTTTCGTTAAAATACGATGCGAGCCCTATATGTGCTGAGTTCCACAATAGTGATTCTTTTGTGCGAGGTATTAAAGGCCCGATAGGGTCGGGTAAGTCGGTAGCGTGCTGTATGGAAATTTTTAAAAGAGCCAGAGAACAAGCACCTTCAACAGATGGTGTCAGGCGCAGTCGATGGGCGGTGGTCAGAAATACGGGGCCAGAACTGGAAACCACTACTATTAAGACTTGGCTGGATTGGTTTCCAGAAAGGATTTTTGGTAAAATGAATAGAAAACCGCCGATAACCCATAAGGTGAAAATTCAGGATATTGAGTTGGAAATTATTTTTTTGGCATTAGATAGACCAGACGACGTGAAAAAGTTGCTATCTTTGGAGCTTACAGGCATCTGGTTTAACGAAGCAAAATTTATTCATAAAAATATTATTGATGCTGCAACTGGTAGGGTTGGTAGGTACCCAAGTAAAAAAGAGAAGCCAGAAAAAGTGCCGTCGAAAAATTGGCCAACGTGGTTTGGTGTTATTATGGACACGAACCCACCAGACGATGACCACTGGTGGTATCAATTAGCTCAGGTGGAAACACCAAATAATTGGGCTTTTTTTGATCAGCCAAGTGGCTTAAGTGCGCAGGCGGAGAATATTAAAAATTTGCCAACAAATTATTATAAGAATTTAGTAGCGGGTAAAGACCAAGCGTGGATTGATGTGTTTGTCCACGGGCAGTATGGTACTGTTCAAGACGGGAAGCCAGTATATGGCGCCAGTTATAAAGATAGTATCCATTGCCATTTCAATCTTAAACCAATTGCTAATCGACCATTACACATTGGTTTAGATTTTGGTAATACCCCAGCAGCTATTATTGAGCAAGATACTGCACTTGGTCAATGGAGGGCTTTGGAGGAAATCACTTCTGAAGACTGTTCGCTTAAAGATTTTGCCAAAACTTTAAGAAACAGATTGGCGACGGAGTACCCAGGCTTTGAATATAGATTTTACGGTGACCCATCGGGAGGTTTTAAGGATCAGCATCAAAAAACAGCTTTTGATATTTTTAAAGCGGAAGGTATTAAAGTGATGCCAGCACCGTCAAATAAATTGCAGATTAGAATTGAAGGTGTGATCAGCAGATTAAACAAGTTGGTCAATGGTGAGCCGAGTTTTATTTTAGATGGCAAGAAATGCCCAAATCTAAGGAGAGGGTTTAACGGCGGGTACAAGTACAAAAGAATTAATGTTTCTGGGAGCGACCGATATAACGAGGAACCAGATAAAAATAAATACTCACATATTCACGATTGCCACCAATATGTTTGTTTGGCAACTGGTGAATATCGAGAAATCACTTTAGGCAAAAGAAAGCAAGAGGCTAGAACATACATAACACAAGATAAATGGAGCATATGGTAAACGATTTTTATATTTGTTTTGAAAAATCTAATATGTGGTACGCAAAGTTTTTGAAAAAAAATTTTGGACACGTTAGTGTTTTTAAAAAAATCACCGACGAACAGTATATTTATATAGACCCATTCCAAAACTATGTTGGTATGTATTTGGTGAGTAAAGAATTTTTGTATCATAAAATGTGGACAAGTAATGTACTGTATTTACAAAAAGACTTGACTTGTGTAAAAAGAAAGTCTAAGTTATTAGTACCACTTACCTGTGTAAGTGTTGTGAGTGAGTTGATAGGTGCGAGGAAATCCACATATACACCTTATCAGCTCTTCCAACACTTACTCCGAAATGAAGGGGCGGTGTCAACAACATTAGCGAATTAGTATGGGTAGAAAACCAAAAGCACCTGATATGTCTTGGCAAGTGCAAGCCGCGCAGCAACAAGAAAATAGGTTAGCACAACAGCAACGTGAAATAGACATAAAAACTGAACAAACAGCAATGTCGAATACTGAAAAGTTAAGAAACATACGCAGAAGGGCATTGGGTAGGTCTATTTTGGAACCAACTAGAG